CTTCTGGATTATTATTTTTGGCATAACAGTTCAAACGAATTTCATCCACATTTCTAAGTAAATCGGAATTTAAATATTTCGTGTCGCTACATTTAATCCATTCAGTCATGAGGCACCTGTTTAACTGATAAACATCTAAGGAAAGATTTATCAGATTCAGTAAGAGGGCTACTTTTAATCCAATTTGCTACATTGCAATGTAAGCAAGTTAATGTTTTCCAGTCTTTATCTAATGGTATTTCGAGCATATTAGATTTACATTTGTCACATTCAGTCATGCGAAGCCTTAGGCAAACGTTTAATAATCTTATCAAGAATAATCTCTAAGCTTTCATTTCTATCTATAGAAGTACGCATAGCCCATAATTCCTCTATTGGCATATCAGTAATATCTATGAGTTCAGTTTTAGTGCTAAACCAACCTTGACTAATAATTTTTCTTATTAATATTCTAGTCATTAGGCGACTTAGGAAATGGCATCCAATGTGTCACCTTAGATTTAACCTCTCCATACCAATCTCCAGGACCTGGCTGTTGCCATTTTCCTTTTTCTGGCCAAAAGTCACGATGCATACTACCGTCTTCGCAATAGCAAAGAAGTATATATTCGGCATTTTCAGGCATTTTATCACTGCATTTAATCCATTCAGTCATTCGAAAACGCTCCATATCGAGTAAATTTCAAAGTGCCACCAGTAAGGCTAATCGGTTTTCTTTCTGGCAAACCTAAGTCTGCTGAATAGACGGTCAAAGCGTTTGTTAGACATTCTAATAAAGTAAAAGGGTCCTTTAGTTCTGTTTTTTGCTTTTGCTTCTTGGTTTTTTTCTTTAGTTTTCGTGCGCTCATATAAATCCATGTATTCTTTTTCTAATAACTTCCATCTTGCATATTCTTTAGGGTAATTCCTATATTTTTCAGCTACTTGCTTTATGTAGCAAAATATATTGTGAATTCTTTCTAAATCATCACCAAATTTCATTGGAATACTCAGAAGGGTTTTGTCGAAGTATGTTTGTATTTGAGGAGGTAAAACCACCGTGGTTATTTTAGTCATGGTTCACCTACAATCCAACCAGGAATTTCGCACCAATATTGGACACCTGTAATGTTATGGAAATACCCTTCGCGCTCTGTAACACAATAGGTTTTCCAGCAATAACTATCATCTGATTCATCATGAAAGTACA